CTGTTGAAGGTGCAGCTCCACAAGTTTCAGTAGCTACTTAATAAAAAAGCTACATCGTTGAATAAATTCAATTCACATTACAGGCTCTCTTGCACTCTACTAAAAACTAGTATATAGTTTTGTCACTATACAATTAATCAGAACATAGACGCGTATAGTCGACGGCCTAGAGACTATGTTCGGAAATACTAGGAGGATAATAATATGGCAAACACTACGTTTCAAGGACCAGTAACATCCAAAAATGGATTTATTACTACAGGTCCAGCTAATGTTGTAGACGCTGATGCTAGTGTTGCATTAACAGTTGCTACTCACTCAGGTAGAATAGTACACAACGATGCAGCAGGCGCAGTGACTTACACATTACCAGCGACAAATGCAAATTCTGATTCTGCAGTTGCAGGACCAGGCGCTGATCTAAACAACTTATCTAACGTTGGTGCAAAATTTGAAATCTTTTCTTCAATTACGAAGACTGGAGATCTTGT